TAATAATCCAGTTGATACACACTAATGAGGACTTACACATGGCTGAGAGCAAGATTGAAATTGATCTGGATCGTGTTGCCGATGTCGCTAAGGCAGTAGCAAAAGAAACGGATCAACAGATCCTCACCCGCCTGCAGAATCGTTTTGAAGTTTTCCACAATGTTACTCGTGCAGTTAAGAAAGGCGCAGTCCGTGCGTTGATTGTAGCAGGCCCTGCAGGTATTGGCAAGAGTCACGGCGTTGGTACTATCCTTGCTAAAGATGACTTGTTCAATACCCTAGCAGGACGCCCACCACGTTATGAAATTGTAAAAGGTACTGCATCTAGCATCGGCCTTTACAGCAAACTTTGGGAGTTCCGCGAGCATAAGAACGTAATCGCGTTTGACGACTGTGATACTGTACTCGAAGAAGAAGAGAGCTTGAATACGCTTAAAGGCGCACTCGACTCTACTGATCGTCGTTACATTTCTTGGAACAAGGACAGTCGTTTGCTTCGTCGAGAAGGTATTCCGGATCGTTTTGAGTTTGAAGGTAGTGCGATCTTTATTACGAATATAAAATTCGATTTGGTCCGCTCTAAGAAGCTTCGCAATCACTTGAAGGCTATTGAGTCACGTTGTCACTATATTGATCTGCAGATGGATACTGATCGCGAAAAAATGATTTGGTTGCGTCATGTAACCGAAGCAGGTATGTTGCAGAAGTACAGTTTTGAAGAAGCTGAGAAGAAAGAAATTCTTGACTTTGTGGAAGAACATCAGGCTCGTATGCAAGAACTCAGCTGTCGAATGGTGCTTAAGGTTGCCGATCTTAAAGTATCCTTTCCAGATGATTGGAAAAACTATGCTGAAATTACTTGTATGAAACGAGTTTGATAGTGAGTAACTTTCAAGTAACTACTAACATTAGCCGAGGCGAGCTGCTACAGCGGCTCGCCATTGCTATCGCTGCATGGGTCTCACTAGGTGCCCTACTATGGCAAGAACCACCTAAGATCTTTTATGGAACACTGGCCATCGTATGGGTTATAGCACACAATCTATCATTATACTACCGTTCAATACTGGCCGCTGTGGTTAAAGAGATTGAAGCTATAGTGGCTAAGGCAATCAAAATTGAAAAATAGACTTGACATTTTGATAAAATCTTAGTATAATTTACACACTTTAAAAAGGAGCAGAAGATTATGCGTATCGATATGGTTGCGGCTGCTAAGACAGCCCTGTTATTGGCTACATTCTTTGCAGTCTACGTGGTTTCTACGGTCTACCCACCTGTGGGTGCAGTCCTACTCAAGATCATCTTTGTATCAGCAGCAGTGATTACAGTCTACAATATCTATCGCTTGTTTGCACTAGCCCATCGGTATCGCGATCGTCTACTGTAATATGCCATACGATTACGCACACGGGTGGTGCGAAACTAATATCACCCCCTGGCCTAAAGTATTTCTAATAGACCCGGGGGTATCGGTATTTGAAGTCTACCATACCCGCCGTAGTGATTATGCCCAATACCGTGGGAGGGTCGTGCCTCGATCCTCTCCGGAATACGTTGTAGAGGTTGTTAATGACCCAAAAGAATTCACGCTATTTGCACTCAAACATAGCAGTCTAGAATGGCGTATGCAACCGGTGACTACAGCCCCCTGACACCCCGCCCTAGGAGTTCCGAATCTAGATAAGAATAAATATTCGTAATCATGCGAATAAGCCAATTATTAAATGAATCCCGAATAATATGGGACCTTAGGCCAGACATTAAAGAGGAAGTATTAGGATCCTGTGATAGAGATGCCATAAGACCTGAAAAACTTTTAAAAAAACTAGAAACTGAAAGAGCAGCAGCTTGTCTTATAGGTATGCCTGCAAATGAAGATCATCTTCCTAAGAAAAGAACCCTAACAGAATTTCTAGGATCTTATTTTAAAGTTTCTCTAGACCACGAAAGCAGTTGCTACAGTCCTTTTGAAGATCCTGACAGCCCAGAAGAGCTGGTCCTATATTTTCGAGGAGCTGAACTAGATATAGTGATTGCAGCTAAAAAATGGAAGACCTCCAGTTCTACAATTTATAGATTATTCTTTGGGGGCAGTAGACCACTCATTCGAGCCATAAATCAACTGTATTATCTAGCTAACAAACAGGTTGATAATTTAGAACCTGCAGATTTTAAAGAACGACTGGAAGAATACCTAAAATACTATGAAGACCTTGAGAGCATGCTCAAACTTAGCCTAAGGAAGTCAAGTACATGAGAGTTTACCAAATCGTGCGAGAGCAACGAACACAGATATTTGATGAACTGCCTCCTAACGTATTAGATGCTCTAGAGACACAGGATACTACAGATTTTGTAAAAATAAACCGAATAATAACCACTAATAAAGTTTTAGGTCACTTTGGGAATCCTTACATAATTCTCCCTAGAGTCCAAAGAGCTCCTAATGTCAAAAAGTTAATTGCCCATATAATTGATCGATTTAAATTAGAAAGGGATTGGGAAGATAGCGGATTTATCCAAGGATACGTTGAAGAAAAGCGGGACCCTGCTTGGTTGGTATATCGATCAAATGAACTAACAGTTATATTATATTACTACCGTTTTATCAATCATCAAGCAGAATGGCGCGCTCGATTTGACATAATATTAAAAGCTCATTCGGAACCCTTTTACCGTCTAATGCGTGATGCCTTTGGTAGAGGGTTTCTATCAGAAAACCCAATCGATCTAACACCAGATGAGATAGACGACATCTTAGAAATACTAAATCAATGGCAGACTGGGGAAGAACCATGAAAATCTCCCAACTGCTGGCAGAGAGTTATTTAAAATGGCATCTAAGACCGGATGTTATTCAAACTCTAGACTCCTGTGATCAGCCAGAAGATAGTAAAATAAAATTTGATCGCATGATAGATCTTCTAAATCAAAAGTATAAACTAAGCCTAGATTGGGAGGACAGTGGTTATACCCAGACTAGTCCACCAGGAGCCATTCGAGGCGTACTACTGTTGATCTACAGAAGTTCTCAATTGTGCGTGGTAATCAAAGAAACTCGCTGGTTAGATCGCGTACATGGCAGCTACTTCTGGCAAGGCATATTTGTCAACGATCCTGAAGTTAAACAGGACGTGAACAGAATACTAAAAGAAATCGAATAGGCCCAAGTAATGAAAATACAACAACTACTAAATGATCACTTGATCTGGGACCTAAACTCTAAAACAGCAGGAGATCTAAACCCTGTAGATCCCAATGAATTTTGGAATAAACCCTACTACTATCCCATGACACGCAGAAACGCCACTCACAATGCCATGGCATCAATCACTCAATACAATCGAGATGCACTGGGCGCAATAGCGCGATACTATGACATGCAACTAGATTGGGAAGAAAGCAGTTATGGCACAGATGATAAAGTCAGTGTCTTGATACTGCATTATAAGGGTTCTAGATGCGATCTTGTGATCAAGACTGTAAAGAACCTAGAAGATGGCTCATTGGTCAAAGCATTCGCACTATTTTTACCTGAAACCTTTCGAGTACATAAAACTGTATTCAAAGCTTTAGAACTTATTGCTGACCAAGAAATAAATGGACAAGTGGTCGATCCCCGTGATGTACGAGAGTGGCTTAAGGCCCACGATAAAGGGTAAGATCTGATCACAATACCCCGCTGTAATAGATAGACCACTAATTAGACTAATACCCCGCTGTAAGAGCAAGGAATCTTCGCTGATGCTAACTCTTGACTCTAAGGGCTAACGATCGTACAATAGCTGACATCAACTGCGGCACACAAGGACTCGAAGACTATGTTAGACACGGCGAAATTGCCCTCCTGGAACGAACTGGTCTTCCGCACAGCTCTAACACTGGCGGCTGTCGTGTTTGCTGCTGTACTGGTTAGCCAACTATGGAACTGGGCTGTGGTCAACTACTATCACTGGACTGGTCAACAGTTGGATATCCTGCATACTGCTGCCTTACTACTCTTGGCTCGTGTGATCCGTTCAAGTGTGACTCGATCTATTGGAGATTGAGATTAACAGTCAACTCAGCATATACACTAACACACAGAATCTCCGTGTGTGTAGAAATTCTGACAAGAATGACGCTAGGGAACAGTAGCGAGAATAGATAAGAAATACGATGAGAGATAGTGGTTGAGTGTGTGTGTGAGAATGATGAGAAATGATGAGAAATGATGAGAAATGATGAGAAATGATGAGGGAGTATTTGAGCATAGCCTCTCATCACTCACACCGTCAATCACAATTTTTGCCAAAATTCCCCGCCAAAATCTCACTAAACCCCTGCCAAACTAAGAAAAAATGGTGGATTTTTCCCAGGTTTTGAGACGTAACCGCTTGATTTTTAAGACTATTTTTTACGCTGCAATCTAACAGTACCTCACGCTATCTAACTCAGCAGAACAGTATAAGATCGTGACTGTGGGAACAGGATTTGGTTAAGCTGGAAAATCCCACCAAAAGAGTTCTTGACCTTGCGTGCACATCGCATTAATATATACGCACACAGTTAGACAACAGGAGCAAATACTGTGACCGACGACGAATTGTTTGATATTGCACAAGACTCCGCGTTCTTTGTGCAGGGCGAATCGGTCTTCCGTATTGATCACACTGGTGACGATGGCTTCAGTTGCCATGATGAGATCACGCATGAAGAATACTTTGTTGAGTTTGCTGAGATCAATCCTGAGCGGGACTACTTTTTCCGTTTGCAAAAGGTAGCGTTAAATGCACCCAATCAAGCAGTAATTGATCGTGTATTAGATCAAATACGTCGTGATGTAGAAGACCAAGATTATACAGCCATTGAAGAACTGATCAAAGATCTACCTATTGAGCGACTTACGGGCTATCTTCCTGAGGGATTGACCAATAGCTAACTGGGTATTAGAGCGACTGATCGAGTTCAAGACTGCGGGCAGTCGTTGGGATCCTGTTGTAGTCTATAATACACGCGCAGATGCAGAGCGTGCTAAACGCTGTATGCCAGTGGGCGGGCGTGCGCAGGGCGGCATTGTACGTGAGTTTCGCGTGCGGGAAATGGTTAACTAATTGGTAGCGCCTGCTATATTATAGTATAGCAAGAGGAGACTGAATCTATGTTTATTGTATTGTTCGGTGATCCTTCTAGTGGCTTTGAGTTTGTCGGGCCCTTTAAGACTGAAGATGCGGCCTACAAATATGGCGGGGAATACTGCACAGCCGCTGCATGGTTTGTAGAAACGCTGGTATTGCCTGATGCAGAATTTGTGGTTGACTAATTGGTAAAACCTGCTATACTATTGTACATAGTTAGGAAATGGAGTCGATTGTGAACGATCACAACTATTTGGACAAGAACCGGCGCCGCAAGAGCAATCCTGTAGCCCGCAATCTCAACCAGTTTAACCGTCCTCGTACGCACCGGAGTGCCAAGGACCATGAGCGGGAATTGCGCTATAACTGGCGAGTGGACCGCGAGGTTGCAGAAGCGTTTTAAGTAGTATATACTAGTTTGAATGGGATCGTAGCTCAGCGGTAGAGCAGCGGACTTTTAATCCGTTGGTCGAGAGTTCGAATCTCTCCGGTCCTACCAAAATTTGTTTAAAAAAGTTGGTAAAAAGTAGTTGACAATGTTTAGTAGAGCATGTAAACTACTTGTGTTGAGTTAGTAAATGTCATCACAAACAGGAGCAAATGACATGAGCCGTGCAATCAAGATTGATGTTACTTTTCCTTCGGGCCAGGTTCGTACCTTCAAGAGCATTCGCGCTGTGTCGCGTATGTTGAGCGGCTACGGTACTGAGTCCGGTGGTTTCCGCAAGACCATCAGCCAGCGTGCTACTTGGTCGGGCATTGTGCGTAATAACCGTGTTGAAGACTCTGTGGTTGAGCTGATCATGAGCTTGGCTGCTTAACAGTATGCTCCGGTGCTGGGCAACACTCAAAACTGCCCTACTATATATGAAAACTCGCGTTACCGCAATAGATTGGTTTGACTTAGCTTACAAGCTGGTGCTCCTGTTAGTACTGCTCTTAGTGGTATTTGGCATCTGGGGCGCTGTGCTTTTGGCACTTTTTTTGTTTAAAATGGTTGCGCTGTTGGCCGTTTAGTGTATACTAAGGCTGTAGACAGCAAGTGCAAAGGAGCACACAGATGAGCCGTTTTACTATTGCTGATGTTTTAGATGCGGACGAGCGCATGGACATCGAGCTGCCCGATGAAGAAGATGCTTTGTTGGATGCAGAAGAGCTCACGGACGATGAAGAAGATGCTGCAGACATTGCTCTGCAGGATCGGGAGCGTGAGCGCATCACTGGACTGAACTTCCGTCACAATCTGCATTGGACTTTCGACACCACTTCAGAAATTGACTACGGGTGGGAAGAATAAACAAAGGCTTCCAGCAAGTGTGCGGGCTGCTGCACACTTGCTGGATTATACAGCATCTGGTATCCAGCATGCGTCAAATACCCCGCTGCAGGTTTTCAACATCAGAAGTTTGTCTCTGAGAATCTAGAAGATCTTGATATGGGGATTGGTTGCATCGAGTTTGGCTAGGCAGTAATATACTGCAGTTGGTTAGCAACAAGGAGCAGACAATGGCTTATATGAATCAAGAGCGCAAGGCAGTGATTGCAGCAGCAGTTAAGCCTGTACTCAAGCGTTATGGACTTAAGGGCACGCTTAGTGTGGGCAACCACAGCACAATCCGTCTCAAGTTGACCAGCGGTCCTATTGACTTTATCGGCAACAGTAATGAAGTCTGTGCTCGCAATCAGCGTTATCAGCTGCATGGTTTCCGGCCCAATACTAGCGGCTATGAAGATGTCAATGTCTACTGGATCCACGAACACTATGACGGAGTGGCTCGTGAAGCCTTAGAAGCGCTGCATCAAGCTCTTAAGGCCGCAGGTTGGTATGATAATACCCGCAGCGAAATTGACTACTTCGACACTGCCTATTACTGCAGTATCCAAGTTGGGAACTGGAAGCAGCCCTATCAGGTGCAGCGGGCTTAGGCCCGCTGTTTTTTCTCCTGTAAAACCCCAGTCAGATCCCTAGAGATCTCGCTCAGGTTCTTTGAAAAAAAATCGAATGGAAAAGAGTGGGAAAAACTAGCGAGTGCCCCCACACCCGCTAGCTGGATTCTTAAAAGTTTAAACTAAGCGAATACGTTGCGCAAGGTACTTGAGCACTTGTGGATAACCGTAGTTGGTCAGTATCGTGTCTAAAGCCCCGGCCGCATGCGAATCGCGTGCTTCGTAAATAATACGATCAGCATCAATGCAGCACTCAATAGCGGATTCGTTATCAATGCGCTCGCCCATAGTTTCGGCATCTCGCAGCACATCGTGCCCGACCAAACCCCAAACCTTAAGAATGGGCTTGCGCATGCGTTCCACAAACTGTTCGTCTAAAGTTGCGCATTCTGCTTTAAAGTTACCGCGTGCCATAGTTACACCTGTGTGTTGTGAAGTATCGACAGCTTCAGTATACGACTAATAGCCAACTTGTCAACCTATTCGTCAAACTTTCCCTCACGATATTTTTTGATCAGTGTTGGATTCTTACTCAGCTGGTCAGCATGAGCAATTAGGTTTGCAATCCAAACCGCTAAGACAATTACCAGCACAATCGTTATCCAATGATTCATACCTGTTCCTGTTTGGGCTAAAGAAACAGTATTGTATATTATGTTAACCTTGTCAATCTTATCCCACCGAGGCATGTGAGGTTATCTATTCATACACAGAATATTTACAGCAACCCATCCGTACTGCCCTTGAAACCCCGCTAGAGGCTCGAGGCTATCTAAGGTTATCTCCAACGATCTAGCTTTAGAGATCGAGCACAAAACCTAGGGGAGCGAACTTTTGGAAAAAACGGCCACAAAAAAGCGCATAGTGGTTGCCCACTATGCGCTCGTTTATTTGACTGTGATCTGTTAGTTAACTGCGTTGAGATAGTCTGCTGAGTGGTACTTAGCAGCATCTAATGCAGCAATTTGCTCGTCGAACTTTTGCAACTTGCTAAGTCCATCAGCAATAGCGGGCATGATGCGATTGAACTTCTCAATCTCTTCTGCAGTGAAGTAGGTTTCGTTAAAGAGACTCTTGTCGTTGTAGATATACAACGCGGTCTCAAAGTCACCCTGACTTCCTGCAATGTGGAACATCATTGAGACAGGACCCGCCTGCTCCTTAATCTCACTGGCGAGTGCGATTAGGGCTTTTGCGATTTCGCTAATCATGTGTGATCTCTTGTGTGTTGTGTAGCACGTTGCTACAACACTATTTTACATATACATAAGCACAGAGCAAGTGTTTTTTTGTTAAGTTTTGTTAATCTGTTAACAGTTTGCACCATCTCTGCAGTGTGGGGTTTGCACCCCGGTCGGACTAGCTCGAAATCATATAAAAAGATCTTCTGAAGATCATCTATGAATTCTTATGGTTTCTGGAGAACCTCTCGCTGTAGTGTGGGGTGCAAAACCCCACAGCAGTGCACTGAATAACAGCGCACTGCGTTTTATTTTACCAGCCCATTGCTGCCAATTGAGCTCGCAACTTCAGCTGCGACTCAGTAAGTTCGATCGGGTGCCAGATCCCATTGGCGTCCTGAGCACGCGCGATCTCATGTGCGTAAATGTCGCCGATCTCTGTAAAAGCACCTTCGACTTCAACGCAACGGAGATTGCCCTTACGATTATCGAACATAGTCCCGTACCAGCCATTGCGCTGCTGGATACGCTGACCTTTCTTAATGTCATTGGTTCTCACTGGTCTGCTCCTGTGTGTGTAACGTGCACAGTATAGCACTGTGCACGCTGCTTGCAAATTGTTATGCTGCTTCCATACTTGCAAAGTTGTCCTCTTGCATTCCCTGCTCCGTAAAGTCTACGTTGTAGCCTAATACGTTGCTAATAGCAGCAGCAAAGCCATTGTCAGTGTAAATTTGCCAGTCGCTATTGTGCGTTACATATATGCTTTTGTAGCCCTCACACTCATGTACGCTAATAGCAGTAACTTGTACTTTGCGCCCTGTTGTGTCAGCCCAAATGCTGCTGCCATCGCAAGCAGCAGTAAAGTTGCACGCATACTGTGTGCAAACGCCAGTGTCGTCACTTTCAACTTTTGTAACTGTAAGCATTGTGTTTACTTTTGTGTGTGCGTAGCAGTAGTGCTACGCTGCTAATGCTATAGCATGTGCTTACATAACACAAGCATAGTTTTATTAAGTTTTGTTAACTTTTTACACACATGTAAACGCTTACAGCCACCGGGGTTGCACCCCACAGATGACAGCTAAGTCCATGATGCGTTTGTTCAAGTCAAAAAAATAGCGCAGACATTGTCTGCGCTATTTGCTCAGCAGCACTAACTACACCGTTAGCGTCTGCGTAGGCTACGATGGTAACGAGCAGCACGTTGCGCTCGAGCGCGGGCAGTTACCTTTACACGTGGTCTAGACATAACACTTGCTCCGAGTTAAAGGTTATTGTAAAATGCATAGCAACAAGGCAACAACACACTTAGTAACACACACAAGCAAATACCTTGCTGCTATGCATCCGTCTAGTATATGTACAGCGATATTTAAACTCAACCTAAATTTGCAAAAATTTGTAGAAAAGAAAAAGGTTGACAATTAATTTATGTCTGCTATTATTGGCGGGCAACTCTTTACCCTAAAGGATACTTGTTATGCGAGCCTATCGAATTCGTGTATTCAACGGTGCTACTTGGTTTGACGTTGTTATGGAAGGCAACTATAGCACTGATGCTATTCGTCAAGCACAGGCCACTTACCCAGGACGCCGCGTTACGTTGCTGGGAGAAGCACGCTAAAAAAAGGTTGACGCTGATAGAATAAGATCGTATAAGTACACAGTCGACGTTATGTTTAACAACACACAAGGTAACATATGGCAAAAGTACGCAATCATTCTGTTAAAGCAGCATCACGCCGTAGTGCAGCACGCGCAGCATACGCTAAAAAGAAACGCAAGTAAAGGACTGTAACTGTGTATGATGACTACGAAAATGAAGAATACTATGAGCGTAAAACGAAAAAAGCGGAAGCCGCGTTCGATGCCTTTGTGGAACTGGCTTGTATTGTCGGGCTTGCTTTAGCGTTTTACTACATAGTTAAGCACTATTTGAATTAAACTAACAAGCACTTATCGAAACAGCAGCTAGGGGCTGCTGTTTCCTTTCCTCTCCTATTACCCCGCTGCAGAACTCTGATCCAATGATTCTTAGATCTTGTTCTCGCTAGACTTTAGCTGCGCAACCCCTAGCGACTCCATTGACTCCGTTCTTTTGGAACTTGAACTAACCAGCTCTGTTTTTATCATTAGGTCTTTGATTTAGTTGAACAGCCGCTGTCTAATGTTAAACAGAACATGGGTCAACGATCAGCAACCTATTGTTTTAGCAAAGTCAGCTGGCAAGGCCTTGGGGCTGATACAACAGGTTTGGAAAACTTCTGATCAGTTGTCAGAGACAACCCCTCTGAGCACTTTGAGACTTGCTATTAGGTTTTTGGATTTAGAGTCAAAAAAATGGGCGGCCAGCGTCTAGGACAGGGCCGCCCTAAGCGGGCGTCTAGCCCGCAGCACAACACAAAGCACTCAACGAAAACTAGTAGGCCAGTAGTAGCGTCAATGCTGCTAACACTATAGCAGCGGTAAAGTGCCCGAGCAATAGCAACAACATGGCAAAGGCCCAGGGCAAAATGTACTTAATGGACATAGACATATGCTAACACCTGTGTGCGCTGCTGTCAACAACTTTTTCCAAAGAGGTTCAGCGGTTAATCAGTGGGGTCTACTAGAGGTAAACCCCACTGCTAGACACGGGCTGTGCTGCAGCCGCTGGCCTAAGCGTTAGCCAATAATGTAAACCCCTGCTGCTGTTACAACGATCTGCAGTCCGTGTTCTTCGCGCAAATGCCGCAGATGATCGCGCCAGCTGGCACGTTCCTGCTCCAACACAGCGCCTGTAGCGCCGTCAATAAGCAAACTGTCAATGCGTGCTGCTGCGCTAGTATGCTTGTGTCCGTAGACGTTGCGCGTAACGTCCGCTGTGTAATCTGCTTGCATGCTCATTGCTGTAAGTCCTGTGCTAAGTTAAGTGTGTGCGTAGCAGTAGTTCTACAACTGCAATATTACAGCATACACGCGCAGACTGCAAGTGCTGCAGTAAGGGGATTACAAAAACATTTTTGTGCTCTAGTACGCAAAGTTTGCATTCTCTTGTGTCACAGTGGGGTTTGCACCCCGCCCTACACTGCAGCGGACTCGCTTGCTGTTAGTTAATGACAGCGCATTTATTAGTACCCCATACTGTGCTGCAGCGCACACACAAATAACGCTCATAAAAAAACGCACGCACTAACAAATAGTGCGTGCGTTATGTGTGTGCTTGCTTAACGCTTAAGCAAACTGTAACTGCTTACGCTTGGCTTTAATGCGCTCAATGTTGTGCAGCGCAATAGTACGCACTACAACGCTGTGCGTTACGTTATGCGTTAGGTTATGCGTTACGCGGCTAGCGTTAAGTAATTGCTTTGCAGCGCTTGCAGTTAAGTATTCAGCTACCTGCTGCTTAGTGGCGCGTACATTGTTAATTGTGTAGTAACTGCGCGCATTGTTGTAAATGCAATACAAGTACAAATTACTGTTGTTTTTATGCTGCACAATGCTGTAGCAGTCGGTGTGCGTAAAGTAATTTTGCTGTGCTGTAAAGTTAGCAACTGCTGCTGGGTCGTTAGTGTGCTGCTGTGCGCTACGCTTAACAGCGTTAGCAAACACGCTTGTAGCAGCGTTAATGTTGCTAAACAACTGTACGTTAGCAACTGTGTGCTTTTGTATGTTTAAGTGCTTATGTGCTGCTGCTGTTGCTACAGACGTTGTGTACTGTACGCAAGCAAAAGTTACGCTAGTGTTTGCAAGTAACGCAGTTACTTGCTGTGCTATGTGCTGTTGTTGCTGTTGCATATGCTGTGCTTTTATGTATTACGTAGCGCGTTGTGCTACAGCGCTAGTATACACACAAAATGCTAGTGTGTGCAACTTTTTTTATTTGTGCGCTTGTGCACAGCAAGCAGTCCTAGTGGGGTTGCACCCCTGACTGCATGCGCAGGTTATTAAACTACACATTAGTTTTTAAACCTACTGCGTATACAACAGGTGTAATTATGCTAGATTCGACACGATGCTAGCACTGTGGGATTTTGTAGTGTTATTACATCTACTGATTAATATGCACATACATAAAAACTTCGCACGTTTGCCCAGTGGGATTTGCACCCCGCCAAATACTGCAGAGGTCCGCTAGCTGTTTATACTGCTTAGTATACTCCCACTAGGCGCTGCGCTTAGTTAGGCTGCTGTTTGTTACAGTCAGTTTGCTACAGGCAAAACAAAGCACACGCTACTTGCGTAGCGTGTGCTGTGTATGTTTAACTGCGCTGTTGCTTAGTACTGCAAGTGCACTGCTACTTTAAGCAAGTGTGCAGTAATTTGCGCTTGCAACTGCTGCATTGCTGTGTTATGTGCAATACAGGCTTGCAAATAACGCACGTTGCTAGTATACAATGCTTTGTTAATTTGCGTTGCGTTTTGCGCTGTAGCAAAGTTAAGCATACGCTGTGTGTGCAATGCGCTGTTGCGCGTTGCTGCGTTGCTGTTAGTAGCGGTTGCTGCTGCTTGCGCTTGTGCAGTAGTAGCAGCGCTAGTTACTAAACGCAACTGCTTGCGCTTGGTATACTTGCGCTTTGTTTGCGTTGCTGCTTGTTGCGTTGCTGCTGTTTGTTGTTGCGTTTGCATAGTGTTGTGTGCTGTGTGTTATGTAGCAGTATTGCTACGTTGCTAATGCTAACACACTACGCTAGTAGTGCAAGCGTTTTTTTATTAAGTTTTTGTAATGTTGTACAGTCACTAGCATACAGCGTTAGGCCTGTCAACTGCTGTGTCTACGTAGTTCGCACATGCCTGGTGGGGCTATAGCACCCCACCGGTGCACTGCAGAACTCTTTTGGCTTAGGCTGGGAGAGGCATACAAAAATAGTTGTTGCTTTTTAAAATTTTTGGCACAGCGAAAATCCCCCAAAGTTCTCAAAAAGTTCTCAAAAAGTTCTCAAAAATCCTCACCATGGGGGATAAAAATCACCAGGGGCCGAGATCTCCAGACCTTTTATTTTTTGCAGCGCAGATTTTTAGGGTGCACATAGACCTTGGGCAAACATACTAATAAATACTCAACTATTATGCGCTACAGAGAATTTGCCTTAGAAGATCGTGATCTCATACAGACACAGCAGCCTGCCACTGTCAAGCCCACTTTCTTGCAGAAACTATTTAGATCTACTGATACTGCGGAAAAGCGTTGGATAGGTGGGTTGCCTATAGGGCAGTCTATAGGGCATGGTTTAGAATCTGTGGTATTTGATCACTCACAGGATCCTGCACTAGTAGTCAAAGTTGAGCGAAAGTTTACCGATCCCAAGAACAATGCCTATTATCAGTATGTGCGTGCTATACAGCCTTTAATGAGCAGCAATCATTATCTACCTAGAATCTATGTAGCTGACAGCTTTAAGAAGCCTGAAGGCACACGCTTTGTCTACACTATGGAAAGACTTCATGATGCCTATGCTGCTGTAGCACACATACATCCTGACACATTCAATAGCTTTGTCAATCGTATATTTGTTGATCCACCTGATTTTCCTAAAGTTCGTGGAGAGTATGGCATTTGGTCTATTATGATAAAATCAATCGCTGCAGCAGCTAAACAGGGTGATTATACTAATATACGTGATCGTAAACTCATACAGGCCTGTCAGTTAATCACTAAGCTGAATCAAGGTCTTGATCTACATGGTGGTAATTTCATGATCAGATACACCAGTGTAGGAGCTCAAATGGTCATTACGGACCCTGTGGTGGGTTCAGGGTAATTTTGGATCCAATTCTGTAATTATAACTCTTTCCAGCATCTCTGATACGTTGGTGCCCAATTGATCACTGTAGCGCAGTAGAAACAAGGTATGCTCTGCACTGTTTACGTCAAATTCATGAACTGTCAGTGTTTTAGAGTGTTTGATCCATTTGAGATCTATTTCATTATGCTTTACACGGGTAATCAAGCCCGTTTTAACATCTTCTAGATAGCGTACTCTAGTCATTCTTCTACTATACGATCACTGTTTTTCAGTAAGAAAAAAGTATGTTCAGCTGAATTTTCTTCGTAGACATGTAAATGGCACCCAGCTAGCCCTCGTTCCCAAAGCCAATCTCCGTCATCGACGAGTAACCGTATATAGCGTCCAGTATAGGGGTTTTCCAAATAACGTATAGCTGCCATTAGCCGAATCTTTCTATTTGGTCCCTATACTTGAGCAAGAATAGGGTATGATCGAGACTCTGCTTATCAAAGCGATAGAGCTTGAGATCATAATGATTAGCCCAATCTTCTAGATAGCTGTGTGCGGGATCTACTGGTATAATGCTGCCATCTGAGCGTTGTGCGTAGATTACTTGTTCTGGTTTCATTTCTTTATTATACAGCAAAAATCACCTGGGGTCAAGATCTCCATGGTGGGAAAAATTTGCGCAGCAGATTTTTAGGGTTAGTATAGACCGGGGTTAAGTTGGTAGTTAATGGGTGGGAAAAATTCTGCGCTACGCTACGCGAGAGAGGCAGTTGTAGTGCAGACCGATCAATGGTCATGAAGGAGTTCTTTTATGTAGTCCCAAAAGTCTTCATAGTCATTCATTTTGCGTTTAATATTGTAAGCTAACTCGCGTAGATCGGGTTGTTTAAACTTAATGAAAACTGCCGTAGTTCGAGATGTATTATGAGGATAATTGCCCACAGCATTTGTAGATCCTATTAAAAGCATGATAGTGGCCATTTGCGAATCATAGGTAACCCATTGTAGATCTAAAAAAGACCAAACGTCGCTGTCGATTATCAGTTTAATTCTATCATGTAGCACGCCCACATTATCCCAATCCACGGTCATCTTAAAGTATCTCAACATGAGCTCGAGGCATTCGATTTCAGTAGATGATAGATCTGCAAAGCTGATCATATTACTGTTATGAGCAAACTCTTGAATTTTGGATTCAAATTCAGGAACAGTATCCGGCTCTATGCTGGATAGTAAGTGGTTAGGTATTCCTTTTACATAGAGCTGTGCTTCGTTGATTAATTGATTTATTTTCATTTTTTTGGCCAGAACTTTTGGATAAGTTTAAAAAATTTCTCTGAATGATTAATATCTCTACTCATGGCAAGAACAATTCGTGCCAATCGATCGTTATTGGTACAGACCCAGATTTTATGCGTCATATGACTGCCATACCCTGGGTTCTTTGAAGGAGTCATTCCGCCTACAGAAAACATCGATAATTCTGGCGAACGATGCAGTATCCATATGTACTCTTTCCACGCCCAAGTAGCACTAGTTTCATAATTTTCTAGATATCCGCTGTCGTCCCAATCTATAGACATCTTAAAGTAATTGATTAAGAATAGTGTGGCCTTTCTGTTTTCTTCAAAGGACGAGTCAGGCCAATCTATTTTGTGTTTGAATCCGTCTTTTAAACTGAGAAAACGAGTATAGTCTTCCTCAGTAACGTGGCTTAGAGACTGTTTGATTTGAGGATTAATATGATTCATCCAACTCCATGCTGGATGATGCTTAGGAACTTCAGATTCTGTAACTTTATCTTTTTTACGTTTTTTCGAGCTAGCCGGACGATCACTGCTACCTCTTAATTCCCAAGGTCCCCAATGTTCTGTCCTTAACATATGCTCTATTGCAGATTTTTTATTGTAAACTCTGTATTCTTCAGGGTTATCAGTATCAATACGACCTATGGTATAATACAAGATCTTAGGAATTTTAATCTTACGCCCATTGCTATTATCTATTACTATATCGCCATCTTCATTCCACGCATGCTCGAAACGTCGGCCCTCTAAAGGTCCTTGACCCGATACAAATGCATGTACTAAAACTAAATTAGGGTTATCAATTGTATTTTTTGCTGCTACTTCAAAACAATCTCCTCGAGGAGATTTTGCTTCTGTAAATATTTGAGTAGCTGTTAGTAATTCTTGAATCTGCATGATATATTTATAGAATATCTAAGTCGCGATATCTTCACAATCGTTAATGTTTACTTGTGCAGCCTCTTCTAATCTAATAGCAAATGTCGACGAATCTACGCGGACCGCTATAGGTCCTTTGAATGGAGCTTTTGCTATAATTCGAACTATAGCTCCTGGAATAAACCCTATTTCAGATAGCTGTAAATTTTCCACTGAAGATATAACTAATCGTTTATTGAAAGGAGCGTTAGCTAATGTCATGTTGGACACTCATATGGATATTTATTCTTTAAAAAAGTTATAAATAGTTATACGAATATAAAGGTGTTGTCTCTTATGTCAGATATTAACTTAATTAAAAATTTAAGAAATAAACTGGATTTATTAGAATTTGAATCTATGTTTGATGAAGCAATCGAAGCGACAGGAATTTATGAAGAATTAGCTGCGTTGTTTGAGTCAAGCCCTTTGTTAAAAACATTTGGTAGCGATCCCGAAGGAACCAAACTGGCTAAATTCCTACATGATGATCAATTGGTTAGTGATCGCGCTAGACTAGTTCCATATAAGCATGAGAAACATCCTAAAGTAACTAATTTACAATTATATGATTTTAAAACACATTATGATAACTTTATAGTCTTTCATGGTCCGAATGGGTGGGCCGCCTTTAAACCAAAAACGGAATATCTAAGACCTAAATTAGATGATCCTACAGCTCATCGAATTCCTGTTCGAAATAGAAGAGGAGTGATAGTAGATTATAAACCATATGATCCTTCTAGAGATCCAGATTTAGTTTACATTATGTACGCAAGTCTTAAGGATGGGGCAGACATCAAAATACACGAATTTACAGCTACTAGAGGCGGCAGATATGGGCATAAAGAAAAACCAGAAGCTGGACCTAATATATCTGATGAGATTAAAAAATTCGTAGGTGGAACTAAACCAGATGACATTACAGTATATAGATTAGAAGATAGAGATGCTCCTGATCTATCTTCTTTACCACCTGAAAGATTCAGTGGACGACGTAGTAGAAAATTAGGAACTGCAGGTGCTAGCGTACAACGAGCTAAAGTAAATGCTAGAGAAAAGCTTAGAAGAGCAGATCCTTTAAAATCTGAAGATGATATTTCTGCAAGACTGTTTAAAGTAGCTCCCGTGGTTATGCAGAAAGTAGCAAAACTATTTCTAAATAGAGATGGCGATACTTCTAATCTCTACGACGATGTATCAGACCATCTTAACAATATTAAAAATCAACCGTATGATAGTATTTCAGATACAGATCAATTTAAGTCAATATGGAAAGAAGCAGTCAGCAGCGCATTAGGTTCTGGTAATTTTATGTCGCAATTCGCTAATGATATAGCGGCCTATAGAAAAGCACATCCATATGATAAAATATCCGATAGCGATCTTATCCTTTCTAAATTAATGAAGGGAGAGAAGTCGGGATTTAAAGAACTGTTTAAATCGATAAGAGAAGAATTATATTATAAATTAAAATAAATTATATATTAGTTAGAAGTTTATACTTATCGTCAGTTAATCTTAATTCTCTTATAAGAGGAATCATTCCTTGAGCTCCACTATAACGATATTTTATAAGTATCTTTTTCAATACTTCATCTTTTGTTTTTTCTAATTTCTCTAATTTAACAGTAGCAAAATCTCCATTATTTTCTTCTAATTTTTGAAACAATATAGGAAGAATAAGTTTAGATTTTAAAAATCCACCTTTTTCTAAATCAATTGTAACATGATTTACTAATGATGCTGGAATTTTTGAAAAATCTTCTTCTATATTTTGAAGATTTCCTACAATTAAATTTTGTACATGACCTTTAAGTCCGCTTAGTGTTTTAAGATTTCTTACAGCTCTCAAGACAAGATTTTTTGTTTTAACTTCAAACCCTGATAGATTTGTTAATTCTTCGTTGGCAATATGTTGAAAATTTATCGACTCTGATTCGATTAACCCATCAGTATTTAAAGTTTTTAGACCACTGCATGCTGCAACTTTAATGAGAGAACTTTTACGAGGAAAATTTTTAAGACTCTGTATGCCGCAGGCTTCTATGCTAAACTCTCCGTGAACTTCGGCAATTGGAAAAGGAATCTCAACTAAATTTTCTTTATTATCAGCTCTTAGATCTCCTTCAAAAACCCAACCACCTTTTGATGAGTCAAAATGATAATCACCGTCTACATAAAAAAGAGTTGCAAGATCTTTCCGAATGTTATCTGTATTTTCTTTTAATAATTTTTTTAATTTCATTTTTATAAATGACTGAAATTATCAGGTTTCAGTCCTCCCATTTTATCAACGATTAATTTAAAGTTTCTTTGATTATTTAAAATTAAAAATAAATGCTTACCTACAGCGCTGGTATAAACAGATAAAAAGTTCTTCCAATTTGAAATTGTTCCTACTTGATCTAAAATACCTTCGTCTGTAAACATACATACATTATAATTTTGTTTTAGCATATTTTTTATTTGATCAGCCATTTGCCTCGAAAAAACCGTTCCTCCGCTATAGGCTGAATTAAGAACGTCTTTTAGAGATAATTTTGTAGCATTAGGCGGTGGGTTCATAAGCTCGTCAAAACTGTTAACTTTAATAGCTTCGCCTTTTTTTAGATTACAAGAATAATAATAAGCATCAGTTGTAAAAAATACTAATCCAAATTGTGGATCAGATCCTTTCGCTACTACTGATAATAATTTTTGTACTTCAATTAATGCTTTATCAACAGATCCAATCATACTGCCGGAAGAGTCGACAACAAAACACATTTTATATATCGGATCAAGTTCTTTTTCTCCAGGCCTAACTACACTGCTTCCTGTTATTTCTAATTCTTCCGGACCGCCGGCATTTCGTCTATTAGCTTTACTATAACTACGGTCTAAAATAGTCGATTTAGATATAAACTTCTTTATGAGATTTTGCCATGGATACTTAGGAGTATAGTCGGTTTTTATTTCCTGGCCAGACTGAGATCCTTGTTTTTGTTCTTTTCCTTGACCTTCGTCATCGCTACTCGCTTGAGCTCCTGCTTCATCGCCTTGCTCTTGTCTTAATTTATTTTTAACCTTTTCCCAAGAATCACGATCTTTTTCGTCTAGATCATCTTGTTCTTCTGAGGGTTGAGTTTCTGAAGGAGGTTGATCCGGTTTATCTGAATCATCTGAGTTACCTCCTTTGCCTTGTGGTGGAGGCGGCGGCGACGGCCAAGGCTCGTACTCATCTTCATTCCACCAGGTCATGTAGATACTCCTTTAATGATTTTATTTAACAATTCTTTTAATCTTGATTCTTCGAGATTCGGTTCAACGTTGGGAGAATCGGGAATTTTTAAATCATTGATGTCCTGTCCTCCGCCGGGCTGCATCGACCGTTTGATTGACATAATTTCATCATAGGTTAGCTCTCGTATTTTAGCGCGGCATTGATCGTCCACTTCTATCACTTGGCCTATCGCTCCTGTTTTCCTGTTTTTTATCAATTGTCCTACTTTAATCTTACATCCGCCCTCTCCAGGAGGTGTACTAGGTGGAGGCGGACCATTACCCTCTTGAGGTTTTTGTTCTATAGGACGTAAATATCTTAATGGATAAACTTTAATCATGGTTGACTACCTTTTTCACCAGATTCCTTTTTACCTTTTTCTGTGCCAATTTTAATTCCAGGATATTCTTTTTCTAATTCCTGTATTGAAACTGGGGTGATTGCGTACATATCATTAGGTTTAATTTCTACGACTCTACCAAATCTTCCCTCATTAGATATCAACACAATATCACCGAGACTTGGTCTCCAAGGATGTTTATTCTGGTTCTGTTGATCGTCTGTATCATTCGGATCGTCGTGCTGGTCTGGACTATTAGTCTCTTCAAACCAAGTTTGCAACCAAGGTGGTAATTTATCTATTTCTTCTTTAACAGCTCTCAATAACTTTAGGTAATTCTCAAATCTATCAGCATTTAATTCATCACTAAACATTCCTAAAGGTAATGGTGTAAATCCTAATTTAGTTAACTCAAAGTTAATTCGAAAATCTTGTGCGATGTTATGCAATCTATGTTCGTATTGTTTATATCGCGACGAATCTGAAATGTCTCCGAATATAAAGTGACACAATTCGTGCATTATCAAAAATTCGATGAAGCAGTAACTATCAGGTATGTTTCCACCATTGGAAACGTATATAGGCCGTGTAGGTTTTACATCTATAACATCGCCGAAGTAAACTAGTTTTTGCATGAAAGGCACATTAAAAAAGAAGTTTCCATCACTAGAGACAGCGGCTGTAGTAATTTGATCATTATACTGTTGATATTGTTTAAAAGAAGATGGGATTAATATAGGATGAAGTTGACTTATCAGCTTTTTATGTAATTTTTTATCAACAGATTTTAAAGGAAAAAAACCTTTTTCTCGTTGTTGTATCTCTTGACATAGCATAATAAATGTAGTTTCATCAAATGAAGAATTAAGTTTTTCGGAAGGAATAGTGTCAACAATATTCCATAGAGCATGTTCGCCTACATTTTTAATCGCAATGTCATGTAAAATCTTACTATACTCACCCAACTTTTCGGTCATTTCATTTTCGACTTTTAAAGATGCCAACATATCATCCATCGGAACGCCGGTATCCTGAGATATTTTTTTAATAGCATTTAAGATATGAGGATCGTCTACCTTAGAAGTTCTAAAAACAACTTCTCCTTTTTCTGATCTTAATCCATACCTCGCTTCTTTGATTATAGTTCTGAATTCAAAAAATCTCATGTTAAGCCCCGGCTCCTGTAGCGGAGAGAACCTCATTCCAGAATTTACCAACAGCAGCTAACTTAGCATCATGTGGATTTTTATCTAAATCTGAATATTCAGATTCGAGAATAGATTCTAACATAACTTCTATTGGTCTATAAAATTGATTTAATGCTTCGTAAGACCATTTTAATTTTTGAGTTCCTTCTTTTACGCTGTTTAAAATATTAAGAACGTCATTGCTGAATTCATCAAAATCGCCACCCGATTTTTTATATAATTTTTCTAAATATCTTTCGAAGTCTACATTAAATTGTGCCGGATCAAATTTTGACATGTAGCCGTGCATTTCTACATTAGCTAGGCTCTTAGTCTTTCCTGTAACAAATTCATCTAATATACTCTCTAGATCTGTTTCCTTAGTAGTTTTCATCGATATACTTTCGTTAACGATATCTGACATATAACTCGTAAAGGCACTTAAAAAATTAGGACTAATTGAAGAAGCTCCTATATCCATAAACTTCTTTGTTAAAATCCCTCGACAAGAATTAACAGCTTTTTCTGTAAGGTCTGATTTGATTGATTCTAAATTTTCAGGTTCGAATATTCCTTTTCTTTCCATAGACTTAATAGCAAGGTCTGTATTTGCTACTAGATCACGATACATATGGTCTAAGGCTCTTGGATCAACTCTTATGTCAATCCCTCCTCCACTTGACCAATGAAATTCTTTTTCTCCCTTGATATCTCTTGTGATGAAGCTAGCTTTAGGTAATCCTTCGATAAAGTTTTTACCGATATTTAACGCATAAGATATTGGGGTATATTTTAATTTTTCTGTTTTTATAAAACGGTTATTTCTCATATAGCCGATGAATGCATTCCAGTCTGCTTCGGAATGTATGATTTCAATGGCATCTCTAAAATGATCCGTTAATTCCATGGTTTGACTATCGCCCGGATTCATTGATCCGATGACAACAGTCCCGGGATCTAGTTTAAATTTTCCATCAAATTCTTTAGTTAAAATTAATTTTCTAAGACTATTAAACACTCTTATGTCTTTAACACGATTAATTTCATCAAATAAAATAGCAAATTTATATTTTTGATTTTCCCATTCTTCGAATACTTGCTCGGCTGATCTACCTTGCAATTTACCGGCTTCTGCTCTCTTAATCAACTGGTTCTTATAATTTTTAGTTGCTTCTATTAATAATTTATTAATTTTATTATATAATAAAGGTTCGCTAAATTCTGTTACTCGTTTAGTAGTATCTTTAAATTCTATATCTTTTCCGGAAGGAATTCCTAGCATATCGTCTGGATGAATTGTGGTGCAGTTAACAACAGCAGTTCTTAAGTTAAATCCAGTACCATCACCTTCGTATTGATCTGCTTCGAGTTTCGCAACAATAGCGGTTTTTCCAATACCCGGTTCGCCTTGGATAACTGGTACATATTTTTTAGAAGGTCCGATCTGTATAGCATTTACGATAACGTTGTTTAAAACATCTCTCCATCTACCTGCCGATAATTGTTTAAAAGAAGGAGCTACACCGCTTGCAATTGCAAGATCTTTTAATATATTATGAAATACTTCAAATCCTCCAGATAAAGTTCTTGATTGATTTTCAAATTGAGCTCTAACATGGCTGTAAGCAATATTTGCATCATCACTTCCTTTCTTAAAAGGAAACATATTATTTAGATAAAATAATATTTCACTCCATCGGCGAGGACTAGTTCTTATAACATCATTAATGCTAATGTGTTCATCTTTCATATTTTTAACAAAGGCATTTATAACCTGTTCTTTGAAGTGAACATTTTTTCCTACTCCTTCGGCTACTGTATAATATAACCAGTTTTCTAATGAAGGAGCATCAAAATTTATTATTCCAAATGCATGATAACTTTCTGGCTCTTCTATTGCGCCTGATTGATCTGATAAGTTAGAAGCATAAATTGGAAAAGTTTTAGGTGGAATAGGATCGTTACCGATCTGCCCATTTAATATTCCTCTTAATAAAGTTCTTATAGTTTTAGTTGTAGTTCTAAAATATTCATCTATGAATAATATTCTATCCCACATTTCTCTAGCTTGATAAAGTCTTTCTAATCCATATTCTTTTTCAAATTCTGATAAAAGTCCTTTTTCATAAAACCCTAAACTTTTTATATGGGCATCATATTGATTATCCGGAACTTTAATTAGTTTATCGATTTCAGTAACCAAGCTTGCTTCAGCCTGTACTAATTTATATTTTGATCCTTCTTTGGCTACTTGTGTGTTTCCGTGATGTTTAGCTCCGTCTTTATCTACAACGGTATACGGAATATTAATTAAATTTTCTTCCACTAAGTGAGGCACTTCAATAATCATTGTGCCCATTCCTAACATTCTGCCTAATTGGCTGATGAAACTAGTTTTACCTAATCCAGTATCTCCTGCTATTAGTAATCTAGTTTGTTCTTCACCTGAGGAAGAAGCTACCATGTTGCTTGTTATTAATGCTAGTAGTTCAACATGTTTAGAATATTTAGGAGATTTCACATTAGCAGGCATTTGTGCTTTTTGCTGTGAAGGTGGCACTAGAGGTGCTTTAGCTGTTGTTTGTGTATCTACAGCCTGTTGGTTAGGTAAGTTATTATTTTGTGCGTTTTGAGATCCTAACGTAGTTGATCCAGGTAAATTAGGTTGTTCGGTTGGCATTTTTTTAATCCAAATTTCTTATACTATTGTAAACTTCCGGTTGTAGTTGATTAATTCTTTCGAGTACACTATCATACCCTTCCCCTAGACCATAAACATGTGTTTGATCATTATTTTTGGAAATCTTTGGTTTTACAGAAATGTTTTCTACAACTTTTTTAACTTTATCGAGTTTTTTAGGTTTTTTCTCTTCTGGAATTTTTACATTAGTTAAAACATCATTAATATTCATAATAGTTCCTACTAGCAATAAATTATTTATCTTATATTAAATAACAAAAAGATATGATTACGCACAACTTTAAACCTATACCTTACTGGCAAATCGGTCCTATTATGAATCGATATGGATGGATTATATGTGCTGCTGAGATTGGAGATTCTTGGTTTTTAAAATGGAGAACAGCAAACGACCAAACAGGGTTTGCTTTCTACGCAGATCATGAAAGTGTAATAGAAGCTATCGAGAGTCTGAATCGTCAAGCTGCAATTGAGCAAGGTGATTAGCAAATAACGCCTTAACTTCGTTAATTGCATCCTCATAACGAGTTGCATCTACTTCGACCGCAACTCCGCCAGCCGCACGCCATTCTTCGCAGTTGCTACGCCGATCGTCTACCAAAATATCGCCAGGAATGCAATGCACATGCTTATCTTTAGCAAAAGGACCGAAATGCACAGGAATACCTGGAAAATTATCTTGAGCCCACAAACATTTGTCCCAGAAGGCCCAAGGAACATCATTTCCCTTAGGGACTGCCGTAAGGAATAGAACATTCCAACCTAGCTGTGTTTTAAATGCATTAGCTAAAGAAACCAATGCTCCTGCTCGAGGCATAATCGGAAGATTTCTATACATTCGCTGATTATCCTTAATCCTGTTCCAGTCTCTATCAGGATAATGGGCATTAGGATCTTTTTTAACATACCCAAGAATATCTCTAACGCCTGCGTTCCAATCAGCAATTACGCCGTCCATATCTAAATAAAAAGTATTTGTTTTCATATGTGTATTATATAGTTAAAAATAAATTAAGTCAATTAAATTAATCTTTTTCGCTGTTCAAATTTGCTAACATAGCACGAATTCTACTACTTTCAACCACTCCTTTAACCTTAGGAGCAGATGTTCCATGTGTTGGATCTGCATTTCTCGTTTCTTTAGTTTCTAGATCAACTTCGGATTCTTTGACTGTACTGGTCTTTTTAAACTTTTCCATGATATTACTAGTACTAGAATTCGATCTCTGTTGACTAAAACTCTCTTCAGCTTCTTCTCCTAGATCCGTAATACGCAATGTTTCGATATTAAATTCTAGATCAACCTTTTGTCCTTCCCCCGCTGAATTGCGCGTTTTCATAAATTGAATTTGATAACGACCTCTTTCACGCATTGCTCTACTGGTAAAAATACCAATAACATTATCTGCGGTTTGAATTTTACTAATTCCTCCTGCAATATGACTATGATCATATTCGATTTCTTCTGTTGCTCCTCGATTTAACTGACTAGCTGTAACTAGTACCGTTCCGGTATCCATTGCCAAATTTCGTAGTTCTTCTGATACATATTTGTCTTTGATAAATTGATCACTAGGATTCACCTTAATTGATAGAGGCATCATAAGGTCTAAGTAGTCCACTAAAATTACGTCTGGTTTTTGTCCCGTTTTGACCTGATATTCCTTCAAATATGACCTCAAATCATTGCAATTCTTCTGAGAAGGGAGGTATTTTACACGAATTGCTCCTGACTTCTTACCTAACATACGAACTTTCAATTCAACGTCATCTATATTACGAAAAATCTCTTTAGACCCGAACCCAGTAACCATGCTATCAATACGCATACTTACTAACCCTTCACTTAACTCAAATGTAAAATAAATGCAGTTAAGTCCTTGTAATGCAAAATTTACTGCAAGATTAGCTAAGAATAAACTCTTACCACCGCCTGATTTTGCACAAAAGATCTCTACTTCTCCCCGATTAAACCCTCCATAAATTTTTCTATCAACACTAGGCCACCCTGTACTAATCTGACCATTGTTATCTTTAAGTTTCATCAATCGGGTACGAGGATCTTCCCAATAATCTGTGCCCATATCTCGACTTAGACTTATTTGTATCGCGTCTCGAATTAACTTTTCTACTGGACCATAATCGCCGGATTCTAGTAAATCGCTACTTTCTATAATTGCTCTTTCTAGACTTTTATGTCTACTAAAGTTTTCAAAATCATCTAACAGCCAATCATAGTTTTCTTTTGCTGCAACTATAGGTTTTAAATCAGATTTGCAATTTGCATTAATGATAGAAGCTTCTGGCATAACCTTATATTGGTCTACATATTCTGTCATAAATTTTGCAACCGATCGAAGCCGTTGATCAAAGTTATCTGGCTGAAAAATATTCTGGCACCGAATGAAAGTCTCGGCATCGCCTAAAAACATCTCCAAATAGATTTTTTGAACATCATAACTATAATCAGTTTTATTTGTCATCAAGTTTCTCCAGTTTCTTTTTATATAATTCTATTTTTATCTTATTGCCTTCTTGGTAATGCAATATTGTGGCTAAAGTATAAACTTTTCCATATCTTTTTACCGCATCCGCAACGTCTTTAATATCTTCTTCCCAAGGGGGTAAACTAACAGACCACCCGTTTTCTATAGAAGCTTTTAATAGTTTAGAACCTGCACGATCTCGATCAGGAACTGCTATTACCTTTTTTTCCAGCATGTTGATTCTAGCACATTGAATCTTGCTCGGCTCATTGGTCATGATAGCAACTCCATCAACACCTATTGCATCAAAATGCCCTTCTACAACTATAACATATTGACGATCATATGTCTGTCTATCTAAGTTGAATACATAGCCGTGTTGATTTTTTGTTAAGTATTTTGGAGATCCGGGGTTAATTTTACGACCTGTGTATCCGACCAGTTTGTTTTCTAAATAAAACGGTATAATAACCCGATCTCGGTATCCTTTTTCAGCAGACCAATACCAATTAAAATCATCAACAGAAAACCCACGATCTTCTATATAAGATAAGCATGATAAAAAATCCGGTTCTTCACACCCTATGGAAATTAGTTCTCTAAAAGAAAAACAATTATTTGGAAATGTTTCTTCATGTAAAATAAAATTAAATTCTTTCTTTTCAACAGTAATCGTTTCTTTATCTTTTATTGCTTCTAAAATGATTTTGTTTATTTCGGATTCAGGAACTCCCAACCACTTAAGAAGATTTTTAGTATTTTTACTAATCGGTTTTCCAGGGCTCCACCCAGCTTTAAACCCACAATTAAAACAAGAAAATACAAATCCTTCCGCAGTGAACATTATTCCTCCGCGAGATCTAGTATCTTTGCTTTCTCCTCGATGTATGCAACAAGGACTATTAAAAGAAATCCATCCTCCACTGGTAGATTTTCTTTTCACAGGCAGAAATGTTTTTAAGCTAGTCTGTATGAGATTCATACAGTAAGTTTAACTTCTATACAATACTCTGTCAACTGACCCTGCGTATGCTAGATTTTGTGCTGCTGTAGGTCCACTATATAAGCTATTAGTATTAGTAACTGGGTTTTTTACAGGTATGTACCTAACTCTTATTTTTGAAAAAATTCCATTAAAATTTTTATAATCAATCCCAGTGAATGCACTATAATAAGATTCATTAATTATAGCATAATTACCAAAAGAATTAGGATCATTTTCTAAAGTTCCTTCAATTCTTACAACTCCTGTATAATTTGACATATATATTGCAGCAGTATGTAGTGCATTATTAGATTTAAATTGAGGGCTAGCATCTAAATTTCCCGAATAATATTCATATTGCTGAGCATTTATGTCGTAGTTAACATGCATTTGAAATTGTTGACTGGTGACTTCTTGACTGGGGACTAGTGTAGGGAATAGATCGTGTTTTACTTCTACAGTGCCGGCCATATCATAATACGTATTAGAATATGCCGGAATATAACTTCCATCAGTGTCCAATGCTTTAAACCCTATTTTATAATAAGTACTTTCGCAGGATTCTAGATCACTTTCAGTAAATACCACCTTTCCTAACCCTCTTAATAGAGGAGTAATTCCATCATCTACAATAATTACATTTTTTTGTATGAGATTTCTTTGATTTACAGTGTCAAACAAGGACATTACAAAACTACCGGAACTAACATTAAGTAGCTTCTGATCGCTATTTTTAAATTGTATTTGTATGGTATTTTTAACACCTTTTTGTAATTTTAGTTCGCGTTGATACATAACTTGTATAATCCTGTTATTATTGTCATCCAAATCTAATATTACTTCGAATAAATTTGGGTATAAATAGACTGGTAATTTCATATTACATATTTATGGTACATGACGACATCAAAAGATAGTTTCCAAAAAAATTTTCCATTTTTGACTTGTATAAAGTCGAAAGACATAGAATACATAGGCATTGTGATCAACACTGATTCAAATGTAACTAGTATATATGATTATACCTGTATTAAAAGCGAAGCAGAAAAACAAAGATTGCTCGAATTAGGTGAGATTTGGTGGTGGGAAAGCAATAGACAAATACCGATCAGTATATTTTTAAAAAAAGATATGATTTTTTTTAGGAATTATATTAAAACTTTTAATTCTAAAGATTTGGAAATATTATTTGGTCCTACAGTTAATCTCAGTGAAATTGCTGAAAAGCGTGTTAAACGTAAGTCTATACAGCTAGTAAGAAGCACTAGAAAACCTAAGTAAGATTTTCTAGTTGCTCGCATATAAGATTAATTTGAACTACGATCAAAAGCGCATACGATATAGCATGCGCTTTTTTAAAGTAATATTCATTACTATCCGGTTTCACCCAGATCTCGTTCATCACCGTAGTCCAGTCTTTCCCAATCAAATAACGTTTCGCGGGGCGTATCATCGCTAGGACTGCAGCTAATTGTTCCACGGAAGTTGGGCAGGTCTTCCTCAGTACATCCCCGTGCCCCTTTAAATGAAATAACAGATTTACAAACTCGTCTTGAAGTAAAAGATCCCATAGTGGCTCCTTTTTCATTAATTTAATTAAATGGTCTTCATTTTTAATATCTTTATAAACACTAACATTTAAAAAATCTAATTTAAAATAACCTCGTTTTTCTGCAGTTTCATAATCAATGGTAGCGATATTACTTATTGGGTTAAAAGGTATTTTCTGCAAATATATACCTGTATTATGTTTTTTTAATTCATTTCTTTCGGTACGTGATGCAGCTATATGAGGTAAAATTGATAGAATTTCTTCTCTATTTGCAAAATCAATATCTACATCACATTGTATCATTCTAGGTCTGCCTCTCGACAAATTTCTTTAACTAATTCAACATCTGCAGGATTTTTCTTAAAATGTTTAATCCAATAAGCTACATCGAATGCAGGTGAGATTAGGCTTAAATGTTCATCATTGAACCTTTCTACCATTGATTTTCCACTTTTACAATTTAAAATAATCCAAGGTGATATCTTTCCATTTCTTATATCTTGAACGGCTCGATTATGATTTACATACTTGAAATAATGATTAAACTGCGCTTGACTAAGATCTGCCCATTCCATCATGGTTTGAAGAGATCTCTGTACCGCCGATTCAACAGGTTCAGTTTTCAAAATATTATAAAGATAATTTTCATATAAATCATCTTTACACCAATGATCTAACTTAACTCCGCTTTTAATCACATAATCAATGAATTTTTCTGGATATAATGGATTTACATTATTTAAAAAACTTCCAAATTTAACAAATGCATTATAATAAGAACTTTTACAAAATTCTTCATAAGTCTTGACTTTCCTAGCATTTTGAGTTACTTGATAAAACCGATTGTAAGCTAATAGTCCTGCCTGCACTCGTTTCTCGTCTTTTTGCATTGCTCGACGCTTGTTTTCACAAACGTGCGCCACAAGAGTATTTTCTCTCATGAAACTTTTTCCACAATGCACACAGTTAAATGGTTGTTCTACCAAGTCTACCATTAATATCTACTTCCGGGTTGGTTCGGGTCGTTACTATTCGTACATTTGTTAACATGATCCGTTGCATGTGGGCATCTTTTATTTCCACATTCTTCACACACTATTACCCGAGTTAAATAAAGAGGAAATTGACTAATAGGTTCTCTAATATCGTTTTCTACGATACAACGATAACAAGTACAAACATCTTTCACGTTATTCATATTCTTTTCTTTGCTTTTTATCAAAACCTAAGCTATCGAACAATTCATTAATATCTTTTTTAGTCATTAATGATGCTAAAATTTTAACTTCTTCCATTTTCATAGCAGGATTTAAATCAGCAATTAGTTTTTCTATTTTAACAGGTTTTTCTTTTTTACCTGATGCCAAATACGGATGGTAAAATCTTTTTCCGATTCCTACACTGGCTATTAATTTCCATAAAAGCGGTTTGTGTTCTTTACTTAACTGCCAGTGATTTTTATTGACTAATTCATTAGTCATTTCTACAAACCACTCTTGTATTTCTCTATCATTAGAATCAACATTACTAATATAACGCATCAATACATAAGGGCTAAGAG